AGATTACAGGACATTAGTATAGAGACTCCTCTTGTTCAGTGAGAATAGTTACGTCGGATGTTGGATATGCTACACATGTCATCACAAATCCTGCTTCAAGTTGATCGTCATCCAAGAACGATTGATCGCTTTGATCTACTGTACCGCTCTCAACTTTACCAGCGCATGTAGAACAGGCACCAGCACGACATGAATAAGGTAAGTCAATACCAGCTTCGTCAGTAGCGTCCAGAATATATTGATCGTCCTCGCAAGGGATCACATGATCACCCTCCGAAGTTTTGAGAGTGATGTTGTACGTTGCCATAGTTTTGAAGATTAAAAAAGAGGGTCCGAAGACCCTCATATTATACCACGTTATTTATCAACCGACAACAGGTGCGGTGAGGGCAACGGGTGTTGACTCGGCAGCTGCCAGGTCAAGTGGGAAGTTGTGTGCGTTACGCTCATGCATAACTTCCATACCCAAACCTGCACGGTTCAATACGTCTGCCCAGGTGTTGAGCACACGACCCTGACCATCAAGGATGGACTGGTTGAAGTTGAAACCGTTGAGGTTGAACGCCATCGTGGACACGCCAAGGGCAGTGAACCAGATGCCAACAACAGGCCATGCAGCAAGGAAGAAGTGCAATGAACGGGAGTTGTTGAATGAAGCGTATTGGAAGATCAAACGACCGAAGTAACCATGGGCTGCGACGATGTTGTAGGTCTCTTCTTCTTGACCGAACTTGTAACCATAGTTCTGTGACTCTGTTTCAGTTGTTTCACGAACAAGCGAGGAAGTAACGAGACTTCCGTGCATAGCAGAGAACAAAGATCCACCGAATACCCCAGCAACGCCGAGCATGTGGAACGGATGCATAAGAATATTGTGCTCTGCCTGGAAGACGAGCATATAGTTAAAAGTACCAGAGATACCAAGAGGCATAGCATCGGAGAAAGAACCTTGACCGAAAGGATAGACGAGGAATACTGCACTCGCAGCAGCGACTGGTGCAGAGTATGCAACACAGATCCATGGACGCATACCTAGACGGTAAGAGAGTTCCCATTCACGTCCCATGTATGCATAGATGCCGATGAGGAAGTGAAAGACTACCAGTTGGAAAGGACCACCGTTGTAAAGCCACTCATCAAGTGATGCTGCTTCCCAGATGGGGTAGAAGTGAAGACCGATTGCGTTTGAAGAAGGAACAACTGCACCAGAGATGATGTTGTTACCATACATGAGTGAACCAGCTACGGGTTCACGGATACCGTCAATGTCCACAGGGGGAGCAGCGACGAATGCGACGATGAAACAGATAGTTGCAGCAAGCAACGTAGGAATCATCAGTACGCCGAACCAACCAACATACAAACGGTTGTTGGTGGAGGTTACCCACTCGCAGAAGGAATCCCACGAAGAGGCAGATTGTTGCCTTGAAAGAGTTGAAGCCATTGTTTTGAAAAAAAAGTAAGATCATCAGGGAGATGATGGTTTTACTATTCCTCTGCGCCCTAGGCAGAGGTATTAAAGACGTTTTTAGACACCCTATAGGTCTTGGTTTGAGGAGTGTTACGAACCGTTAAGAAATGTGTTGGTTTCTTAACCAATCGATGTATTTATTATATCAGATGGTGGGTTTTCCGTCAACCCCTAAAAGATGAGTGATTATACTCAACCTGCAGGAGCTGTAGCAGGGATCATCATGCCGCCACCACCTTGATCGTCATCGTCAATATCAATATCAGATAGGACTGCATTAATAATAAAAAGAAGTACCAGACCTGATGCGAATACTAACATTTACCATACTCCTGGAATGATTTGACCTGTAGATGCATATGCACCCATTGCTGCGATGACTCCGAGCATTGCTGCCCAACCGTTGATGCGTTCTGCGTTTTCGTTCATTTGTTTTGCTCCAAAGTTTTGTTGGTGATAATAATTTTCTCTCCATCATGAGAGAATTGTAGCTCGTCATCTACATGCCAAAGAAGTTCTTCGTACATGTCATCCAGTTTTTGCATGTCCTGGTAGAGAGCATTAGGATTTGTCATTTGGTTTTTGATATCTGAAGTATCTATCCACTATTATAGCAGACATATTTCAGTTGTCAGAATCCGAAGACACCAAAGAAAAATACGCTACCACTGAAAGCATAAGAGACAACAGCAGCAACAAATCCAAGCATAGCAGTGCGTCCATTTAATTTCTCTGCTTTTTCTGCATATGTCTCATAGCCATAACGCTCTGCGTCTGTCTCGGAGATATACATTCTAGGTTCGGTAGCGTACATGTTTGTACGTCCACCATCTTCAGTTGTTACAGTCATGTTACACTCCGTAATGTTTCTTTACATAGTATATAGCAAAAAAAGGAGGGTGTCAAGCCCTCCTTCGATAATTATTTCTAATCAGTCTCATTACGTTTGATTGCCTGCTTGGCGCTCCACGCTGCTATAGCAATGAGTACCACGTAAAATATGGTGTCATCGATCATCACAAGGAAGAAGATAATACTACCACCATACTTCAACCAATCAGGTAATCTTTTAGTAAGTCTACCAATCACAGGTCTAACTTTAGTTTCAAACTTAAAGTAGAGAATTGCTGCCAGTGTAACTGTGATCTCACTCATCGGAACGATGAAGTATAAAGACAGGAACACGAAGATAGGCCAGTAGTGTCTCTCTGGAATCTTTTTAAGTAATCCCAAATACTTTTTAATCATACGAACTACCATAGCTTACACAGGTCTTTCTATTTTCTGCTGATGATCTGCACCACTGTCTCACGTAACTGTCTGCATCTTGATTCATTGCGAAGTGGGCATGGTTATGTAATGCCCCTATCAATGCTATCATCCCCAGTAGTGTGAGGGAAGTCATCGTTCCTGGATTCGTTAGGAATTTGAGAACAAATTTCATAAAAAAAGGGGATGCCGTCGCACCCCCAGTATAACATCTAGATGTCTATGTGTCTACAAGATCAGAAGTTATACTTAACACCCAATTTAGCACCGTAACCACGGTCAAGATCTTCGTCGCCTGAACCTACGAAGGATACCTCACCATAAGCACCAAGTGCTTCTGTAAGACCCAAACCGATACCAGCTTTACCAGAAGGAACGGTGTCAGCGTCACCACCATCAGGAGTCAGCACGGTAGCGCCGCCCTGAACGTAGTAAGAACCAGTGTCACTGAAGGATCCTTCGTATCCCAGGTGAAGGTCTGTTCCAGCACCATTGTACTCCGAACCCGTCCAACCAGCATTGGTTTCGACGTTAACGTAGGGTCCTGCGAAAGCAGCACCAGCAGAGACAGACAGAGCAGCGGTTGCTGCAAATACAGATTTGATCATGTTGTTTAATACCTTTGTTTACTTGTGGAATGTTTACCCACAGATGAATAGAGACTCGACGTGTCTCGTTTTATTACAATTGGCACAGTGCCAGTTGTAACATTTATTTATGATAACAGATTTTGTGAAATCTGTCAAGGTGGACAGTTTGTTTTGTGTCCACCACAGGAGGTCAGTCCAATGCACAGGCTCGCCACCAATTCTTTAACTGGAAATTGGAAACCAGGCGGCAGCAACACCCGCACCAGGGCTAGTTTAAAGTCTTACCGAGACTGGACCAGCAGATGAATCTACCCAGCTCCACCAGGATAAGTTTAGAGTCTATCCAAGACTGATGGTATCCGTACCATCCCCACCAAAGGAGATGACATCAGTACCAAGACCACCTGGACCGTTAATGTAATCCACTGGACCTGCAGCTGCAACACCAAAAGGATATTGTTCTGCACTCACAGTATCAAGATAGTCAGATGACAACTGGAAGTTGTAAGCAGATTCAGGATTAGTAAACTCAATGACATCACCAGGTGATAGTTCACGAAGTTTATCATAGACCTCAAAGAGATCACGAGCGGATTGACCGTTCTTATTTTGCAGTGACTCCAAAAGTTCTTGGCGTACTAGTTCTTTTGCTTCAGATAGCTTTGACATTTTCTCTCACATAACAGGGAACGTTTTCTGGATCCAACCACTTGGTATACTCAAAGTCTTCCATGGCAGTCAGAAGTTGCATCTGATTGTCTAGAAGATACATGTCACGATACCGCTTGGTGTACTCGTCTGCTTTCTGGATACGAAAGTCAGGCATTCCATTAGTCTCCAACACACCACATTCGACGTAGCGATATGGGAAACGCTCAAGAAGGATTTTCATCAGAAGGAAGGGTCTCCAGCAACTCCGTCATTATAGTCTAATGTCGGCATAATGTCAAGCAATGGTTCGAGGTCTTCTGTTACGGGTGCAGCAACAACTGCAGTACCATCAGCACGTCTAACAAGAATATATTCTTGTTTAGATTCAATGAGTTCCATGTACTCATCAAAGTTAGCTTGGAATTCTTCCTCGCTAACCTCCATCATATCTTCAATTTCTTTCATTCATTTCCTTAAAATCTTGTTCAAAGATATCCAGTCCTACATCAGTAAGGACATGCTTATACATCTTATCAAACACTCCAACTGGAAGAGTGACTACACTAGCACCATACAGGAGACAACGGGAGACGTGGTGGACATCTCTCAAACTGGCAGCAAGGATCTTGGTACGCTGTCCCTGTGTGCAGTACAGACCAGAGATAGCACGGATCAACTCAACACCACTGACACTATTATCATTCAATCGTCCCACGAATGGGGAGATATATGTGGCACCAGACAAAGCAGTCACAGCTGCTTGAGCAACAGAGAAGCACAGAGTTACGTTAGTCTTGATACCACGAGAAGCTAGTTCTCTACATGCAATCAGACCCTCTGTATGTAGAGGCAACTTGATAGTAACTGCTTCGCCAAGACTAATATAGTTCTCGGCGTCTTCCAGTAGTTCTTCTGCTGTCTGTCCGTTGACTTCTGCTGATACAGATTCAAACCCAAAGGATTCATCACATAACTGTGCAATAAGATCTCGGTAGTCTACACCTTGCTTACGTACCAGTGTTGGGTTAGTTGTCACACCAGCAATGATACCTGTACGAGCACGTTCAATAACAGAACCAAAGTCTGCTGTATCTAGAAAAATTTTCATGTTGTTTGTATAATAATTTTATCGTTCTTCAAAGTCAATGCGTCGGACCTTGCGTTGTCGCCGTTCCTCCTGAAAAACCAAGTCTTGCGGTGACAGCTTCGTAGTATTCTTTTGTTTCTGGGGACTCGACACTAGTTCTATCAGGGACAGATCCTTCCCTGATATGTTGGTGCCACGGATGCTCGTAAGATTCGGACACCCGCAACACCTGGTCTTGGTTGGATGTGACTCCAGAACCTTGCCGCAGTTCTTGCATTTGATTACTAACATTTTCCAACATACCTCTGATGTATGCCAGCTCTATGTGCAACTCGTGTAGCTGGTCTTTAATTTTTTCTTTGTTCATTAGTATAGGTATACTATGGGCGATGAGGGAATCGAACCCCCGACCCTCTCCGTGTAAAGGAGGTGCGCTACCGCTGCGCTAATCGCCCTGGCAGGCAAGGAGGGACTCGAACCCCCGACCAACGCATTAGAAGTGCGTGGCTCTATCCAGCTGAGCTACTTGCCCATCAAAAAGGGGCATTGCACCCCAAAGAGTTATTGGATTAGAAGGATAACCTATCCCCCATCTCCCATTTAGGCAGCAACAGTGCTGCGGGAGAATGCTACGATATTATTCGCAGCGGAATCAGATGTGTTTGCATCTAGGGTTTTGTTCCGTCAACAATTACAACCTTTTTGCCCTGTCGAAACCATGGCACCCCCATAAGTGGAAGTGAGGAGAATCGAACTCCTGTCCAGAACAACAGACTTTGCAACCTCTTGAACACTGTATATAGTAGCACAGTGACTAGGTGTTGTCAACCAAATTAGTTGATACCAGAACCAGACATCCAAGCTTGTGGATCCAGTTGTGTAGTAGTCTTGCCAGTGCTAGTGGCAATTTGATACATGACTTCATGGATGTTAGTTGGAATCCCAGTCTCTTCTTCTACCAACAAGAGTTGTTCTGCTACACAAAGATCAATTCTTGCTTTTAAAACCTCTTGGGTCTCGCTTAATGTTGCAGGTCCGAACCAAGGATCGTCTTTAAGATATTTTGGTGCAGGGAATGTCATACTAGTTTAAGTTTAGCTTCGTAGTCATAGGCATAGATTTCACGGTTGCCTTTAATACCCCACCCTAACCAGTAGTAAGCAGGAACCATGTATTGCGAGATAGAATATCCACGTCCTTCAAACTCTGGAAGATACCTTTGGAAGATAGGTTCGTTAATCATCCAGCGAGTCTGACCAGATAAACTGCTCGGATCACATTGATATTTAGCACAGAAAGTGCCAAGACCTTTGTATCTGTGAGCAGAAGTCCACTGAATCATACCATATCCACCAGTCAAGCAGTTCTCATATGAGACACGAGCACCACCTTCACAGATGTTGGAGATGAACTTACTCTCTTGTTTGATGTTGCCCATCAGTGTAGCAAGGGCATTCTTATCAGTAATTTTTGTTCGTTCCTGTAGTTGAGCCAGTACATACTGTTCCTCTGGAGTGCAGTCTTCACACTGCCAGGTAGGTTCGTATTGTATTACAGGAACAGATACAGGTCCTTCTAATGGTGGAAGTGACGCTGGAATCATGAATGAGAGACCAGCAGCTATAATTGCTTGTGAGATCATTCGTTTCATTACGACAGTGCCTATGCTACCACACTATCTAGGTGGCGTCAAGATGCCTGGGTGCATAATATGCCTTGTAGTATGCCACTATACCATCTGTCTTATTGTTGCCTTGGGATACCCAGTCATGACAGCATTCCACAATGCTTTTTTGACTGTATACAGGACTACCATCTGGTTTGAGCTCACTACCAAATCGTTTCAAAAGCAAAGCATATACTTTAGAACGAGTGTCCAAGCGGTCGTTACTGTAGCGCCAATCATCTACCATAGAAGGGTAGCAACTCCGATAATTGTATCACAGTTAACATGACATGTCAAGCTAAATAACTGTGTGGTAAAAATTAGATCGAATGAAAAAAGTCTTTTTGACTTTTGGAATGCTACTGATGACCGCTTCTGCAGCGAATGCAGGCGGACTTGTATCAAAACATGCTTCTAGTGTCCAACTTACAGTTGACGCCGCTAGAACTCAAGCAACACGAATTGGTTCCTCATTTAGTATCTCTGGTTCAAACATTGATACTACTGACGGTAACACAGCAGGCACAGTGTCTGTAGGCACGATCACGTCTGGAGTATATGCTCCTGGCACTATTGCTGCTACTCAAGACACAGCAGGTACTGCGTTCTCATTTAGTCAGTCTTATACACAGGCTGATGCGGTCCCAACTGGTGCTCCTACTGTAGGAGCTGTTCCTAACTTCAGTAATGTAACTTCTTACACTGCTGGTACTGCTGGAGCATTAGCTGGTACAATTACTTCGGCAGGGGTAATCGGAGTGACTGCTGGCGGGGCTGGTACGACAGCTACTGGACAATTTGTGAGTGAGATCACTGTCATTGACTGAGGATAGTAACAATGAAAACTATGATTCGTTGGTCTGTCCTTGCTGCGGTGGGTGCAAGTGCCATACTTGCTCCTGCCCAGGCGGTCCCTGTGGTCCCAAATTTCACACAGGGATCAATGTCGAGCCACACGGAGACAACACAAACGATAACAGAAACGATAAACAGTATGGATTATTCCACTGGTTATCAATACTCCGCGACTGGTTCGGGAGTAACCGCTAGCGGGAATCTTTCCCCTAGTATGAATGAAAATAACATTACTATTAATGGAGTGGCATCGAAATGGATTGGGGTGCAATCAAAACCTTCCTTCACGCAAACGACACCAGGATCAGCTTTCCAGTTTACGGAAACTCTTTCAGCACCTGGATTGCAAAATCACACAATTATAAACAGAGTGACCGAGGTTACAAGCGTAACCGACACGACAAGTATCTTCTCGCAATAAAAGCATTATGTCTATCTGCCCTATCTGTAAGTGTAGCTGCCCCTGTAAATGCGGAAACTGTGGGGGGTGTAAGTGCAACCGCATCTCCCGTAGCAAATAGCTCTGGCTCAGTTACCAATCAAGCTATTCAGGTATTACAAGGACCGTATATCACTAACACATATGGTGGTGGAATCCAGTGTCAAGGACCCACCAGAAACTTCACGCCATATGTAACAGGAAGTGCGTCTGCTTCCAAACCATACGAAGATTATTATAACGATCCAGTATATGATATCAGTGATAATTTTGGTGCCTTCGATGATGATGGAAATGCTGTTGGGGACGGCATTATCGACAATCCAGGTGACATTCTCTTCCATAAGAGAACACGTACTGGACAGAAAGATAACTACAGTCTAGGTGTTGGTTTCTCTATGACGTGGAGTACACCTACCGACAAGAAACTGCAGGAGCTATGTAAAGAAGCAGCTGCTTCTAACATTGAGATGATGAAACAGCTGACTGCCAATAAAAGATTGGATTTTGAGATTGCGAGACTTAAGAATTGTGGTCAACTAATGAAGGATGGAATTAGTTTTCATCCCAGAAGTCCTTACTATAAAATATGTGCCGATGTCGTAGTGCAGAACGTAAATACTATCCAACAGCATAATCATTCTATACCTGTTGCTATTCCTATTACTTCTTCTTCTTCTGACTCTTCGCCGCAACAGACCGAAGCTTTGCAATCGCTTCATTCCGAAGACGCTGCTCTGCTCGGCGTTCCGTTACAGATTCAACCTTTGGTTTCTTCCCCCGAATAGCAGCAACCTTCTTCAGAACTTTCTTCACTGTAGGTTTGATTACCTTCAGAAGAATGTCAGCGAATGGTTTAGCAAGCAGTGCAGATGTAGTAGCAACTACAGCAATACCCCCAGTGGTGATCACAACACCAGTTGGGGGTAATCCATTTAATACTTGTGTAACTATAGGTACATCACCTACCTCTCGGATACATTGGTCTCCAACCAACTTGTATCCTAATACTTCTTTGCGTCCACTATCGAACAGGAACCCCACGGGTTCTTTAGATAACTGTTCTTGAGTAGGACACTGAATGTTTGGTGGTGGTGGAGTAGGTGGTGGTGGAGTACCTGGTGCTTTTGTGTCTGTAGGTGGATTAGTTTCTGATCCTTTGTATGCAGGTACAGGAGCTTCACTACTAAAATCGAGATTTTTTTTATCGTAGTCCATCGGATTGTACGATGGAGTTCCAGCATCACAAAATACCTTTACGCCTTTAGGATCTTCTACATTAATTGCAAAGTTATCTTTTTTATTCTGCTCGTGAGCTTCTACACATCCAGGCATATTAATGACAGGGACGCCAATATTTACAACTACAGGTTGTGTTTGATATACTTGAGGTACTGATGGCAACCTGTTGGTAATTGGTTTGAAATTAATATCATCAATTGAGATACTATCAGTGTTTATCTCATTAATAATGATGTCCATCAGCAATCATCAAATACACTACCAACTGTAGAACCGAGACTCGATCCTACTTTCTGTCCTAAGAGCAATGCCCATCCACCTGCCAACCAACCCACGTAGGGGACGCTAGCAAGGGCAGGAGCAGCAACACCAGCAGCTAGAGCACTACCTGCCATTGCACCTTGTGAGCGTGCGCCAGCGTCCGCTATTAAACACTGTACGTCTTTCGCAGACTTTCCCTCGCTGTCAACACCCCCAATATTTCTAGTCCCATCCATAGTGTATTGATCACTACGAAACTCGGTGCGGTCTTCAAATGTCTTACCACCAAAGAAACCACTTTTACTTTTAGTAAGGTCTAAGGATTTCTGTGACTCAAGGATAGCAGGATCGTTTGCTTTGTATTCGATACTGTAACCTTCCTTACCTGCTTGAATTTTGTAAGAAGAATACGGTGTGCCGCGTGGGATATTGATGGTAGGGACTTGAGGATGCTCTGGTCTATGAATGACATACCCCAACAATCCAACGTGCGCTAGTGCAAAGAGTCCACCCAAGGTCAATGCAATACCTTTAATAGGTGACTTGCGTGGTGCTTGGTCGGTTGAGTTGAGGTCAGACATATCTAGAAAGGCAAAGCGGGTCCTGTTGAAGTTGGTAGTTCTGGCATCTCAGGCATAGCAGCATCCATCATTCCAGGAAGTGCTCCTGTAATTGCTTCTGCAGCTGCAGCTGCGATTTGATCTTTTGCGTTTTCGATCATTGCATCTTTATTTGCATATACATATGCACCGCCACCAACGATGGCACCAGATACGGCAAATGAAAGAATTGAAAGTACGTTAATAATTTTTTGCATCGTTACATTTTGTAGGTTTCATCTGTAGAAATTTTGATTGGTCCCTGCTCAAGACGAATAGTCTGCGAAGGTGCAGTTTGTGCTGCTTTCTCAATCAATCTTTCCATCTGGTCTTTTGTGATACCACCATTACTACCACCACCTTCTCCTGCTTTCTTCGCTGCCTGGACACCAAAAGTAGCTAAAACTCCAGTGAAGACGCTGGCAATAAAAGTCGGATCTAGTTTCTGCTCTGGGATACCCAGTGCAGGTGGAAGTTTGATGTATGCAAGCGTGAGAATTCCCCCGCTCCACACAAGAATGCCGAGCCTAACAAAAGTAGACAGAATAGCAAGCTGTTCTTCTTTGTCATCTGCTGCCTCTTTAATTTTACCGAGAAGACCTTTCTTTTTAGGGTCTTCTTTTTTAACTTCGTCAGGCATCGAATACAATCAAGGCTCTTCTATTTATCTATTTGCTCCTCATTTCCTTCTAGTTCTGCACGTTTCAGCATCTTCGCAAGATCGGCAGTACTACCAACAAACATAGTATTGTTTACTGTTGACGGACCCTTTGCGTCTTTTCCTTCTTTTACTTCTTTAGTATCCTTCTGGAGTTTCATCAACTTATCAGTTGTATCTCCTAAATTTTTAATCATCAAAGCTGCAACTTCGTATGCTCTGGGATGATCAGACGATGCAGCAACGTCAAGAATACCGTTCAAAGCTTCTTGACCTTTTTCTATTAGGTTGTAAAGTTGACCACGAGTATATTCATAGTCCTTCGTGACATCTTCTTCTCTGACTTTCTTTTCTTCTGGAACAACTGTAGACTGTACCACTTCGACTTCCTCGTCAGGAAGATTAAAAACGTCTTGCATATTTTCGTCTAGTTTGCTCATAAGAATTCAAAACCTTCATTAAAACCAAAGTTGTCATCTGGTGCTACTAAAGCATCATCAGCTGATGTAATCACACCATCGCCATCTTTATCTTCCAGTGCCTTAGGTGTATATGTAAGACGAATATCTTTTCTTCTATTCGAGTCAGACATATTACCAATCTCCATAATAGATTTCTTAATAACACTGATGTTGGTAAGAGGACCGTAGAGATATGTTTTTACTGTAAAACTTAATCTGTATTCTAGGTAACGACGTTGCTTAAAGTCTCCATCATATTGATCGGTGTAATCAACATTGTTAAGAACAACAGGAACGTCTCTAACTTCATCCATATCAGGAATCATCTTGATAGGGATATTAAAAGCTGGTTGGAAATATGGAAGAATTTGTTCCAGGATACTCAAACCATCATCTTGAGACTTAGCAAGAATACCTAATTCAAATCCTATGTTATAAGGAACAGGCATATATTGCTTTCTGACACCGCCAGTTGCGTCATCCGTATTCTTGTATATTTGAATAGGACTAGTCTTTCTCGTACCATCGTACGTATAACTAGTCATCTCAAAATATAATCTCGGAAGAGTCACCTGAGACTGTTTGTCTACATTAGGTAGATCTTCCAATCTCACGACAAATTTATCTCTAGGACCATATGCTAGAGGAACCTTTTCGCGAATCACTTCGTTGCCAGCTTCGTCTAAGTCACGCAATTCGATATTATTAAAAATAGTACCGAACGCAATGACTGTACGCCGAATAGTGCCGTTATAGAAATACTGTAACATTAGAAACTACCTGTCTTATTTCCGATATCTCCGAATGGATTTCTTTCGGAGAAGTCAATGACATCATCTGCCTTGAATTCAATAATTTGATTATCGTCATACTGTATACTTTCTATGGTAACAGTAGTGAACGATTGAATAGTACCGCTGCCGTTTGGACCTGTGACAATCTCATTTTCTTGGAACGATCCTTTAGGATAGACAACGGTAAGTTTACCAGTGCCAGAATCAAAGTCTACGACAGTACCAGAAGCACCACCAGCTGCTGTAAAGTCTTCACCTTCAGCAAAGGTGCCAGTAACATTGATCAGTGTAATCGGGAAGGTATAAGCTTCCTTCTCTAGTTGATCAACAGCAAGATCGCCAGTATCAAAGAGAGTGTTACCACGCTCCATAATTTCAGCGGTGATGGTGTAGAAATAAACTTTCCCCAATTGGAAGAAAGGCATTTCTTTTTCAACGAATTTGATTTCGTAATTATCACCTGTTAAGGGATAATGAATGATATCTCCTTCATTGGGTCGATCAGGAAGTTGCGGATTTGCTGCATCAACTTGACTCCACCTATTGACAGAAACAACAAATGTTGCTTCGTCTGTGATACGGAGACCAAACTTTGTAACGAGCTCAGCACCCATTCCACCGAATCCTTCTACGTTTTGTAGAAGCATCTCCACTACGTATATATCCTCAAAACGTGAAAGAACGACATCATTCAACACATCGTCCTGAATCATCACTCTTGGAATATACTTAATGTCACTCCCAAAAAGTTTAATTTGTTCATCTACAAGATCTTGTACAAGACCCTGTTCTCCAGATGTACCGCCGTGTAAAGCGGGAAAGTAAGGACTAGTAGGCATTACCCGATAAGATCGTAGGGCGGTAAGGCATAAGTAGAAAGAATCTCAGATTCTATTTTTTCTACTTCAGCAACAGCTTCGGTGTAAATCTTTTCTCCATTGAGAGAAATCCCACCAGGCAGTTGAACACCAGTATATTTTGTCAAGTTGGTACCCCATTGTCTCTTTACGAGAGCGGTGAGATACTTCTTCAGGAATGGATCATTATAAATTTGTGTGTATGTGGTGGGATCCAATGCTCTATAGCATTCGATAATCAGGAACTCACCTTTTTTAATATCCTCAGCTGCTGTATCAAGATAAAGACGATCTTGTCTCTGATTCCATCTATACTGAATAAATGTTCCGTTGTTCAAAACAAAGTCAAGAGTTTCTAGATAACTCTTAGTCATATAATAATTTAAAATATCTACAGCACCAAAGTGGTAGAGGTCATTAAGAAATATTTGATACTCAATACCAAAAAGAGCACCTCTGATCCCACTAGACTTAATACCAAAAATACGATTAATACCATAAACGTGTTCAGGGATAGGGATGTAGTTATCCCTTTCAGTCCACTCGCTTCCTGAAACTGATGTGGTTTGATTTTGCGATTTAAATCTTGTGACATCATCTTCCGTAATCTCGTGCTTCAGCATCATTTTTTCGGTGCCGTTGTATGTCCACTCTGCAAATTTTTGCAAAGCGTCATCCGTCAGATCATCGATCTGCTCTTGGGCAACGTTAACTTGCAAGACAGGTTCGCCAAGCTGCCTCTTGCAATAGTTCTGTAATTCAGTTCTCGTACTTGGTGACGCCATCGCACAAAAATACCCTTCTTATCTATTTAGCCGTACGTAAAGTACTGCTTTAACAGAGAGAAGGGTAGAAAGTCGGATACTAAAGCTTAGGCAACCTCTGCTTCGGTAAGCAGTTCACGCTCGGGTGCTTCGCCATCTGGTTCATTTTGATCCTGCAGGATATTCAATCCTTCTACAGCACCTTGGAGTTTCAGGTAACGCTCTTTGGCATTTGCAAGCTTCTGTTCGTAGTCAGCAATCTCTTTCATCAGGTCTTTAGCCTGAGTAGAGAAGTTGAGAATAAGTTCTTCAGTGGTCATTTTGGATTCTTTAATTACGTAAAAAAGAGGGGACCGAAGTCCCCCCTAGTATAGAGTATTTAGTTGTCCAGGTCAATCGGTTTCCCGTATTATGCCTGAGACTCACTCCAGGAAATACGACCCGTGACGGTGAAGGGTGAGGTGTTGTTCACACCCGTAAGGTCAACAGGTTCAGCGATAACAGTCAGGAGGTCAGGTCCGTTCGGGAAGATACCGTCACCGCCGAGGATGGAGTTACCCATCTCAACCAGGGTGCTAATATCATACGAGATGGAACCTGTACCACGCTTACCAGAGTTGTCAATCTGACCACCAGCAGCACGGAAGGAGAAGATCTCAAGACCACCAGCGTAGGTGTCGTCCACCGTGTGCTTGATCAACTGAGACAGTGACGGAGGTGCCACGTCTAAGTATTGGTCAGTGGACAGCGACGGGTTCAAGATCAGTTTGATCTCGCACTCGTGCGTGTTCACGATGTCAAGAGAGTTGAGCTGCAACTGCATTCGGTTGATGATCTCACGTTCACCCAAGGAACCAGACAGCGAAGAGTCCACAGAAGGCGACAGGCGAATAGACACCAACGGAATCTGCGAAGGCACCACGTTGTCAGTACCAGTAACTGCACCAACCGAGAATTGAGTGCCACTAGGAACAGCAGGACTACCCAGATCACTATTAATGATGCTGGTACCTCTGTTGTACTGGAAGCGCTCGTTACCGTTAGTATCGATATACAAGAAGTCAACTTCTAGATTACCGCTCGAAGAACGAGAACGATAGATAGCGCGACCATCTACGAACCAACCATTAGCAATGGTAGTCTGATACACAGTAGTACCCTGTGTTAGCTTACCAGACTCACTAGTTGGGAAGAACGTTCTAATGTAGAAACGCATATTACGCGACCAACCTTCACCAACGTTATATTGGGATTGGATTGACGAGTTTTGGTTCGTTGTAGCGCTTTGTGCAACTTCGTTGGTAAACTTCAGCAAGTTACCAGATGCAGTAAACAGATACGCTTTGTCACTATCGAATCTACCATCGGTGATAACAGAAGTACCCCAGTGGAACAGAGACGGAATGTAAGTCGGAATACCAACGTTCTGAATCTCATAACGTGCAGGCAAGTTACCAGATCTGAAGTATGCCTCGGTCAAGCGGTTGTTGTGCTTGAACTCGTGGATGTACTTAACGTGACCGTTCTGATCCTTAAATCCGAAACGAATCTTACCAGCACCATACCAGGAGTAGTCCATATACGCCATCTGGATCTTACTGATGTCTAGAATAAATCCAGACTTACCAGATCCATCACAGTTATCGACGTTCCATTCGCCCTGAGGCTTCTTGGTATCGATTGTCTTAGTCAGAATGATGTTAGCAGCGGTGATACCCTTGTATTGTGGTTGAACAACAATCTGGTTGTTGTTAACAACACGAATAACTTTATGGGACTGACCACGAATAACAACGTAATCATTCACGGACAGCTGTGAGATGAACGCAGTGTCATCACCATCAACCACATTAGAACCACGAGTCACAGAAACGCGACCAGTCAGTTGTGTAGTAGAAGAACGACGGACACAGTTCAGTACTGAACCGTTGTACTCAAAGAACATACCGTTCTGGAAGTCGTACATACCGCAACGGACGTTGGAACCACTCCAGTTAAGAACGTGGTAACCTGTGAAACCGCCAGCAGCAGATGATGTAGGCTCTTGATCAAGAATGAAAGTATAAGTAAATTCGTCAGTTATAGTGGCAACACTATAGGTGCCGTTATAAGAAACGTCATCAGCATCAACGAACTTGATAGTTGTACCAACTTCAAGGTTATGTGGAAGCTTCGTCTCAACAATAACGCGGTGATAGGTTGTACCATCAACGTAAGGTGAGTAGAAGACTCGGATTGCAGGGTTCTTAGGACAGAAGTTAATAGCAAGTGAACACTGGATACCTTTACCTGACTGGTAACGGAAATATCTACGTGTCTGTCTTACAATCTGACCGTCTGGAGACTTACTAGTACCAATCTCCATACCACCGTCAAATGGTCTGTGGAGGAAGAATCCATCAGGACGCACATAAATTGCGGTGTCGATGAAGTATTCGGTAGGACCAGAAGAGTTGACAGCTCCTGTAGTAAATACTGCATCATCAGTTGTCAGCAGTTCAGTGTCATCCTTAATTGCTGCAATAGTAGTCTCGATAATCGAGAACGTTCCAGCAGAATTATTATTAACATAACGGAACGGATCACCCACTTTAAAGTAGCGTGTGAAGTTCGTATCAGTACCAATAACAATACGTGAACCAGTCTGTGTAGCAACCAAACCAGCACCAACCACACGACCGTCCATATTAGTATGGATCAGTTTCTGCAGAGGTGTCTGCGAACCACCAGAAGTGAACTGGACATTAGTACCAGCAAGAGCACCTGCTAGTGATTCTGATAGTTTGAGATGATCTTGATCAATCACGATCACGAAGTAGTCACGGTTATCAACCAGACCACCAACGGTTGTACCGCCAGCATCCTGATAAATTACACGCTGACCAGTCTTCATAAAGTGATTTTCGATGCGCAAGGTGTGATCAGTAGTATCGACCATACCAGAGCTACCAGTTTCACGTGCGTCGAACGTCTTCGTGGAAGGAACGATCTGGAACGGAACTTCGATAACAAGTTGAGTTGCGTCTTTGACATCACTAACACTATAGGCACCATCAGTAGCACCGAATGCAGCAGTCTGGTTCTCAAACACTTGAGTACCTGAACCACCAGAAGTGACATCGATTTCTCCACCAGGATAGCTGAAGGAAGAACTCGAACCAAGGGCAAAACGATCGTTGCTAACAACCTTAACGTAATACTGACTACTAGGCGTCAAGTTACCAATTGCGGTACCAGCCGTGGTGTAGAACAAACGCTCGCCGTTAGACAAGTTATGGTTCTCGTAGTAGAAAGAGTTACGGAGAGGGTTGGAGAAGATACCCGTCATACCATACGTACCCACAGCATCGATCAGACGATACGGAGAGGCACCTGTAGAGGACTTGATACGGAAACGGTTGTTATCAACCTTCTCGACGTATACAGTCGCTGGTAGGGTCAAGCTTGAGATACCACTCTCACTGGAGTAGTAACGAGGATCCGCACCTGCTGTGCGAGTCATTGCGATCTGGTCGTTAGTGACCGCGCCGTGGTTCTCTACGTAGAACGTATCATCATCGGTAGAACGATCCTGAACAAGCATCAGGAAAGCGTTGCCGTAGTAGTCACTGTTCCAGTTCCAAACCCAGGATCCGTGACCTCTATAGTATCCATTCCACCAGTCGTAACCATAACGGAAGTGGAATCCGTTGCCGTGGTCGAGAGAATAGTTATAACGATATCTGTTAGTACGATAGTGATTTCTGTCGTACAGAGGGTTCCAGTTACCGTTAGTCAGAGATGTTTCGCTCTCTGGCAGATAGTCATCGTAGTTCCAACCTGGACTATATCCCCAGACCGAATTACTACCGTTATACCAGTTGTTATTAAAACGACCGTCGTAGTTAGAGCTGTTCAGATCACCGCTAGAATTATACTGACGACGGTTCATCGTCATAAAGTAAGCACGGTTCCAGCTAGAGTTGGAGATGCCTCGGTTGCTACTAACTTCCGCAAAGTCTCTACCAGAGTGAGTAGAGTTTACGCTGTTAGACATCCAGCGATAACGCCAGTACCAATCCCACCAAGGCTTCTCATCACTGGCATACTTATGAACTAAAGCAAAGTTATGCTTACCGTAGTTATACGTTGCAGCGTTTCCTTGCAAAGATCCAGAGTCATTGCGAAGGTTGATGATACCGTTGCTACCAGGGTTACCACCACTTGCTGCAGCATAACAAGCGTTAGACAGTTTAATAACTGCAGTACCACCATCAGCAGATGAGGTAGACTCAACACGGGTGTAATATACACCGTTACGCTGAAGGTTCTCGATGCAATAATCACCCGCATTTGGGTAATACATCAATGCATAACGCGAACGGAAGTTGTTTGCGTTCGTACCTGTCAGGGTGATAGTACTGTTGGTGTAATCGACGTTAGAATCGTCAACAGTGTAAAGCGCTGTAGGCTTGTGATCATATGGTTGGAACTCAGCCATATCAGGGTTGAGAGTACCAGAGAAGGTATTCTCATAATCAATCACTGCACGACCGTCAGCAGCAGTTGCTGTTGTATTGCCGATAGACAGAATCTTAGGTGAAATCGTGTTAACGAAGTACAGTGCTGTACCGTCGCTAAAACCATTCTCGAAAGACGTTGAAAGAACAACCTTTGTTGTAGCAACAGGATTGAACTGAATCTCGAAACCAACGCCAGTGTTACCAGCATTAGCATCATATGCATATAGAGTTGCAGGGGTGTTCTCAGTAACGTAAACACGAACATAAGAACCAGCAACACCTTCTGTGCTGTTTACATATACACCATCTGTGTATGCAACACCACCACCGTGAATACCATCAGCAGTTGTGGATACGCGGAATGGATGTCCAATGTTGGATGCATCATCCAACTTAAAGATGTACATTCCGTTTTTGTTGAGCTGGAACGGTGTTCCACCTGGAATAGTTCCGTCAATAGAGAAGTAATCCTGACCGCCTGCAGAATCGACAGTAACGGTATACTCAAAAGTATCTGCCACGATGCCTTTATCAGTCTGGAGACTGATAGCAGAACCTTCGTAGAAGAGACCAGGAATGATAGAGGTATAAGAACCCACCACGTTCGCCGTAATCGACTGTGTAGCGCGTGCTTTATACGTGAATGTGGTTGGAGTAGGAACAGACTGAATCAGGTAAGAACCTTCAGCAGTTGTAACTGCAAGACCAGTAACCACAATAGGAACACCAGCAGTCAGTGAGTGCTCATAAAGAGTCGAGACTGTGATGGTATCCGAGTTAGCTTGAGTGATGACACTCTCGATAAACGGAATTGTTGTGTCACTCGTAGCGGAGTACGTTGACGGAATGTTGTTGACAAGCTGAAGAGTTTCCCACTTCGTTGCCTGCGGACCATACTCAAAGTCCGTGTCAATCATCGTTTCTGGGTTTGAAACTCTGAGTTTGGACACAGGGTCAACAAACGTTTCAGCTGGTTCAAACGTAGAAGCAAACGATTCCACGAAAATTTGTAACTGGTCCGTCGCACTCATCGTGGACGTATCAGTTGCAAGCGAGATGATTGTTTTCTCGAAATCCTCGTTATAATCGCAACCAGTACCATTAACGGTAGTCTGGAATCCCTTAGTAGGGTCTGAGAAGTTATAAAGAATCTCGTTATTTGTAACGTTAGTGATGAGAAGAATCCTCTCGCCACTAAGGTTGTCTTTAAGCGTGACCGTACCACCCGTAAGTGTATTGGGATCATACGGTACAAATTCGTAGTCAGTGACTAGTTTCTTTGCCATTTTTTAATCTCTGGGTTTATGTTGAAAATGGAATTAGCCACCGAGTGCGATGGACAACGCAGCAATGGTAGATGTGATACCCACACCTCCCACTTTAAATGTTTTATTAACTCCAGTGAGGTTCACATCTCCACCGATGTCCAGGTTTCCCGTGATGTTTCCCGATGTAATGTTACGTAAGTTACGAGAGCCGTCAACGACTTCGGTGCCAGCTACGGATAACCCGTTCTTGGCATTAAAATTGATATTTGACGTTGCCATCGTGGTTCCCTTTCCCCCGATAGGTTCGGATATAGGTTTTCAGAATATATTTATACCAATTACACGTTCATCGTGAAGCGAGTATATTGAATGAAGGTTCCAATTGTTGCAGTTGCTCTGACCTCTACATTACCACCCACAAGTTCTACTGTAAATGTAGAGACAGCGTTGCCAGGATTGGTATGAACATCACCGAACATAGTTACAAACGCATCAGTTCCGTCGTGCGTTACAATAATTTCACTGGTAGAAACATCGCCACCTTGAGAAGCGTAAACTAGATACTTGGCACCTCTAATATTAGTCGCATTTAAAGTGTCGAAAGCTTCTGTAGCAGCAGTAGTTGTAACTGTACCAGCAGAAATGCCAGTGTAATTGGTGATGTTGATATGATCACCAGTGTTGTAAGTTTCAATCTGTAGATATGTTCCAACGTTGAGTTGGTTGCTGATCATCATATTGTAGTTGCAATTCGTTTCTCTGTTAAGAGTAATGCCAACGTTGCTTACTACCAATCCAGGAGTTGCTGTGTTCCCAGCATTACTGAATTGCATTATATTTCCAGACCCTACAATATTTGTAGTGCTACTGTTTTGAGCAATAGTCAGAGTGTTATTCATAACCACTGACGAACCATTCAATTGAATAGATCCATTCAAATCCGCAATATTAGATTTCAATACGAGGTTTTGATCTGCACCTGTAATTTGAGATCTGTTAATACCAGTACCCCAAGTTAAATTGTTGGAGGGATCAAGCTCGATATCACCAGCAGATACTGATAATCTATTAGAAGGAGATGCAGTACCAATACCAACTAGGTGATTGATTTCGTCTACAACTAAGGTAGAACTATCAATAGCAATAGGACCATTAACATTCAAACCACCCATCGTAAAGGTGGCACCTTGGTTTAATTTAACCGCATTAATTGTATTATCTGAAGGCTCTCCAACATCGATGGTATCACCAATGACAAGACCAAAGAAATCAATACCAGGGTTCGGAGGATCTGAAAATGTAATCTGATCGTTATTGATCTGATAAGAAACATTTGCTTCCTGCATCACACCACCAAGTGAGATGAGGATTTGCAGAGGCGAACCAGGAAAAATTACTTGCCCACCAACACGCATATTGAAAGTAACCGCCACACCATTAAACTGTGCAGCAACGTCATCCAATTTACGGATGTTACCAATTTTGGGTGTGACTCCTAAGTACGCCATCTGTCTTTAAAAAATATTTATGTTAGGTGCCAATGATGGCGAATTTACCGTCTGTCCCAGACTGATTGGGTATACCACCCTGCCCAGCAACTCCTCTATTGGGATCTGCATCATTACCAGGGACTTCATTTGAACCAGCAGAATATGATCCAGCAATGATACGAGTCTGATCTATGAAACCAGCTCCGCCACCACCACCGTGACCATTAACGTCGCCACTACCGCCGCCACCGCCACCGTAGTAACCGCCACCGCCGCCACCGCCTGGATATGTCAACAGAGATCCTGCTCTGCCACCTGATAATCCAGAACCAGAAACTGAATCAGTAAAACCAGCGAAACCTCCCTCAGTTTGGGAACCTCCACCACCGCCTCTTTGATCGAACAGTTGACCGATTTGACCGTTGGAAGAACCGCCTGCTCCACCACGTTGATCGGCACCACCGCCCCCGCCACCAGCTGCAATCAAAAGTGCGTTTGATTGAACAGCAGAATCACGGAAGATTCCTGTGAATCCTCCACCACATCCACCATATTCATTACCCAAAAGACCTCCTAAGGCACCTCCACATTCGCCGCCAGTAGTGACTGATGCAGATGATCTAGAATCCCCACCACCACCAACACAAATGTGATACAGTTGAGTTGAGAGCAGTCTCAAACCGCCAGCTGTATATCCAGCACCGCCACCAATGCCGCCAGTGTTTTTACCGCCAGCTCCACCAGCTCCCCACATTACGAATTGCACTGTAAACATAGCATCATCAGAAACAACTGTTTCTAATTGATACTCTCCTATGTTTAAAACTAAAGATCCTTGAGTATCTAAGTTCCAGTTAAAAGCTGCGGATCCATCTTGAGGAGTCACACGAACAATTCTTGCTGCCTCAAAAGGAGTCTTGCGAATTTTAGTAGTGTCATAGAAAGGACGCAAATGTCCTTCATCGGTCAAGTCATCCAACCGACTTTCGTAATTTTGAGTTTTTAAACTGCCGATGCGAAAAGGCATTTATGACTCCTTATCGCCAATTAGAATGATTGTAACTTTGTTTGCTGTGTCAGTCAGACCATAAATTGCATCATTCGCGTCTTCGAGAACGATGGGATAGTTTAGTTCAACGTAGAACGTTTCACCAGAACTTAACTCTTGTCTAACAAACTGCTGTGGCTTAGTTGCAGCATCGATAGTATCGAGTGCACCTACGTTATCTTCAGCGAGATACAAGTTAATAGTTTCAGTAGTAGTGTTGCCATTAAAAACAACAAAACCCTTGAAATATGTCTTTGTAGCTGCAGGGTTTACGTAAACCGTACCAGGAGTGCCTGTGGGAACGAACTGAATGTTCTTCCCTCCAGTGCCTGATAATTTTCCTCTTGAAAGAGCCATTGTATATTGTATCCTCCTTGATATTTAGCTGAACAACCAGATGTCCCGCATTTCATTGCGGTCGCTGAATTCCATATTTACAGTCCCATCAATATTGCTGCTAACAACCACGAGGTTATAACCAATATCAGCAGTTTGGGTAGCAGGGTAAATAACGTTTCCAAGACGAATCCTATTGGGAGTAGGACCACCAGGATCAGCTTGAATGCTAACCCCATTAATAGTTGCGTTATTTAAGGTTTGTAAGTTAGTAGTACCATTAGTAGCATCTGCTTTCAATGAGATAGCATTGTTAATGGTGACAGAAAAATTAGGGTCATCCCCTAATGCTGTACTCAATTCTTGTAATGTATCGAGTGCGCCTGGTGACGACCCAACCAAATCAGCAACTTCCTGACGGACAAATGCCGTTGTAGCAATTGCAGTAGTATTATCATTCAGTGCTTTAGTTACACCAGATGAATCACCTGCAATGTTAACAGTAGTTCTATCAGCAGGACTACCAATAGAATTCTCAGTTGTAATATATCCTTGAGTTGCTACAAAGATATCAGTAGTAACACCACCAGCTGTGGCGAACATATGGAAGTCATCACCATTTTGGATGAACTTTGTAGTACCACCTGTGTTGGAAGATTCTAAAGTAATCGTTGGCAAAGACTGTGCCTGTACCCTGAGGCAATTAGAAGTCCCAGAACCACCGTCGATATCAACCTTAAAGCTAGGACTAAAATTACCGACGCCAATAGAACCGTAACAGTCAACGTCTCTAACATTTACGTCATCCGTATTGAGAAGTTCGACAGCACCAGATCTTCCGTAGAAAGAACTAACAGCACTAGTGGGTCCAACCAGAGATGAAGAGAACCCAATGTGAGTAACTTCAATAACCGAGTTAATACTAGGAGCATCATCTAAACGAAGAATTAGGTTTTGACTAGTCAGAGTGTATGCATCTTTATGCTGCACCAGACCATCAATAGTCACCAAAATTGCGTGAACATTTGGTGGAGATTTTGACATTGTAAAGTCAACGTCAATTCCGTTAGCAACAAACGATTCGGAGAAAATCTCCGAACGATCCATATTGTTAACAACTGAATTTTGAACGTGACCGAAGAAAACATCTCCAGTACTAGGAGCTTCTGAGAAATAAAGTTGATCTCCCTGAACCCAAAAAGATCCAGGACCACCAGAAGCACTAGCAGTATTGGGTTGTTGCAGAACACCGTTTAAACTAACGGTGAGTTGCATTGATTGAGAAACAGTGACTATATCACCGTTGGTAGTACGAAGCGGAAAATTTACATCAACGCCGTTAAATGACGACGAAATATCTTGGAGCTCCTTAATTTTAGAAACATATGCTTCGGGATTTAATCCAAGATATGCCATTAGACTGAGACCTCCATAATACTAGAAATGCAATCTAGAGCTGAATTAGTATCACAAGTAACTATGATTTCATCACCCAACCCAACATCAATTTTTTGAACAGAATCTCCACTAGTATGAGTAGTAGGAGTAGAGTTTGCTTGCGCTCTGTCTACGTTAAGTATTTCGTCACCTGTACCCTGAAGGGAGGTGATCTGCATAATTTCGTTATTGATCTTGATATAGTCTTGAGCGTTAAACTTAGGACCAGTGTTATCTGTAACAGTTAAAGATACGACACTGGCACTAGTCATATTAGCTGCTAATGTATCGCTTACATTAGGTGTCGATAGTCTATATCCATCTGGATTATATTCCAGAATAATCTTTTGACCCTGCATAATTTCAAATGATGATCCTGCAGGAATTGGAACATTCTTTACGATGAATACATCATCTTTAGGATACTGCGGATCGATAGAATATGCTGGATATCGACTGACCTTTACAGCAGCGATAACAGCTGTCTGTGTGGTATTGGATAAGTTGCATCCAATTAACACGCTCTGTTTTTCAACCTGAGTACCTTGCAGTTCTACTGCGTAGATACTAGTGTCGGAAACGCCAACGCCCGTTTTAGAAGTGGATAGGAATTTATTTGCCATTTTTTATTAACCTAAAGCGATAGCGAGAGCAGTAGCGTCGAGACCTGCTTCCACAGATACACCAACCTGAGCAGCAAGAGTGTTTACCTCAATTTGCAATTCGTTAATAGCATTAATAAGGTTTGCTTTATTTTGTGTAGTGAGGTTGTTTAAGTTTCCGATAGTAGTATCTTTAATTTCATTAATCGCAGCAACGATACTGGATTTGGAAACTGTACTTAAGTTAGAAAGAACACCAACAATGACATCTTTTGTTTCGTTGAGAGCAGCAACTAAGCTTGAATGGTCTACAATGTTAGCAGACAGAGATGTCAAGTCGCCTACATCTTGATCTAGTTCATTAACAGCATTAACAATACTAGTTTTATCCACAGTAGTTAACTGGGATAACGATTTAATGATAGTATCGGTGATATAATTAACTGCT